CGACCACGCTTGTCAGTCCACTTACCCCAGTTAGCCATAGGCGAATCAACAAAATTAGATCGTGCTATGCCAAGTAAAGGTGCAGCGGCTTCGCGGTTCGCTTTGTCTAAAGCCTTTTTAACTTCAGGCGCTAACTTACTGATAATGCGGCGCACCTGCGCAACATTCTCAATAGTTACGGATTCGGTCATTTCGTTCCTTAATCACTTCAACAGCAGTCAGGACATCTTCATAACTTCTATCGCCCCAGCGAAGGCCTGTCTCAACTTCGAGGATAATGATTAGCCGCTCGTAGGTGCCTTCGTTGTGGCTTTTGGGAAATCACCAACTGGAACGATTGCATCAATGTCTTTAGCCCATTCAAGCATTGGCTTGTCTGTGAGGCCTGTCCGTTTGCTGTATTCGTATGCGAGTGTGGCAATATCCCGAATGTCCATATCCGCCAATTGCGTCAGGGTTTTCTTAGTGACATTTTGCCATGCAAGTTCATCCACTAACGCTGGGCGAATAATGGTTGAGTTGCCTTCCACATCGATTATTTCTAATGATCCGATGAAACTCATTTTGTGCCTTCCTTTCGTTCGTTACGCTAAGGTAACAGCGCCTTCTTCAACAGTCATGGTGACTGAAACAGTCAATGCATCTGGAGCTGTACCGCCAGCATCAGGAAATGATGGGAATACAGAACCTGTGAAGGTTGCACCAGTGTTAGCGACAAAGGTGAATGCGAGTGCTGTGTCAGGTGCTGTGTCAGCTGCGTTCCACAGTGCTTCGCAAAGTGAGCCAACAGCGTTCCAGTCCTGGAACATTTCAACTACCATTTCGGCAGTGTATTTGAGGGTCTTGTAAACTGTACCATCAAGGACTTCGTATTCCTGACGATCTGCTGTTCTGGTCAATGTAACGCTTGATGCTTGAGCATCGTAAACATCGCCATCGATGGTGAGGCTTAGGTCACGACCAGTGATAATTGTTGTAGCCATTTTAATTTCCTAATTCAGTCATAACCTCAACCACCATCTCTGCGGTGAGCAAATCTGATTGTCCGAGGTTGGTTGGTCTTACATCTGTAACATCGAATACGGTGTATCCGACTGGCAACGCATCATACGCATCGAATATGAGTTCCTCGATGGTGTTTAACGATGCCTGATTGTTGGTCATTGCAACTGCAAAGGTCAGACGGAACCTTGCCCTGTACTTTGAGCGGCCTATCGCCACAGGTTGAATGTATGGACTGTCCGGCACTATCACCACAGCAGGAGTCATCACAACTTCTGGCGGGAAGAAGTACACATTGGCAGACAAGTTGGCAAGTAAATCTGCCAAATCCTCTCTTACAGTCGCGAGGTTCATCCAACAAACATTCCTTCATCAAAATACGGTGCAAGCAAACCGCTCACTTTAGAGGTGAACGATCTGCCAGTCCTGAACGGTGCAGGGGTGAAATCCACAGCTACTTGCTGACCACCAGCCGAGTTCTGAGTCTGAAACAAATCAATGCACAGAATCAACGCGGCTTCCTTCATTGCAGGTGGCTCATCATCAAAAGATTCGCTTGTGACATATCCTTCGATGACATCAGTTACAGAGTCAATGACTTTTTGAAGCGTTGGGTCTGAATAGAGATTGCCAATGCCAAGTGCGTCTTTGAGTTCTTGTACTGTTACGAGTGCCATGTGATTTCCTTTGTGGTTGGTAGGGGCTGGGAAGGCTCAGCCCCTACCAATTCTCAATTAGGTGAGGTTGAACTTACGGACACCTTCAGGCTTCAAACACTTCGCGGCCATGTAGCCATAAAGTGAAACCTGAACTGAACCATCACTGAGGATGTTTGTGCGTAGGTTTACGGTTGGGGATTCCCAAACGCCAACAGCGTCACGAGCCACCAAGAATGCGGAAGCATCGATGAGGCCAACAGTGCTGATGTTGTGATCAACATAAAGGTCAGCACCAAATACTGAACCACGAGGTGCAGAGATTCCAACTGAACCAGATGCATTGCTTGGAGCAACAGCGTTGAAGACTGGTCGGTCTGAGTTATCGACAGCGCCAATTAGTTCACTCCACCAAGCGGTTGAAGTAACCAAACGGTCAGCGATAAGGCCACCGGTGTTCTTGTATGCAACTGGAACCTGGTCAGCAACGAATGCTTGAAGGCCTTGCCAGTCGCCTGAGAAGCCACCTGACCAAGTACCGTTTAGCAATTCAGCCAACACATATTCATCGGATGCTTTTGCGTATGCTCGGCGAAGTTCGCGAAGCATGATTTCACCGAATGATGGGTCTGAACGGTCAAGCAATTCGTAGGAAACAATTTGGTTTCCAGCGAGCTTGACAACATCAATCGTGATGTAGTTCGACTCAACATCGGTTTGAACGATTGTGTCTAATTCACCTTCAACAGCAACTTCAGCTGCTTGGGTTAGATTAGGAATCGTGTATGAGAGACCTGTTGCAGGAAGGCTAGCAGCTCCACCGATTGCTTCGATTGCTGGTCGGCCATCGAAGGTGTTGCTGATGAACTGTGGCAGTCCTTTAGCAAGTGTGAAACCTGTATTGTTTGAAGTATCATCGGCGGCTTCAACCAAGATACGCTTTGAGTCGTCGTTACCAGCGGCAGCGTAAACAGCGTGAGCAAATGCTTCACCATCTGTTAAAGGCTTGACGCGTGGACGAGTGTAGATTGGTGCAGGTGCAGCGGCTTCAACCACAGGTGCGGATGCCTCTGCAACTACCTCAGTGTTTTCGTTTTCCACGATAGTTTCCTCTTCGTTAGATTCATCCACGACCTCTTCTGGTTCAGTCGCGGCAACTTCAGTGATTTGAGCATCTGCCCCGAAGGCAGGTCGGCTCACCACTGAAACCTCAATGAGTTCGGCGGCTGTGACAGTCATAGTGCCATCCTTCGCCACCTCATAATCAAGCACAGATGCGCCAACTGAGAAACCAGTGCGAAGCCCATCCTGTGCCTCAATAATTGTGTCAGTACCACGAGTGGTTTTCGACACCTTAAACTTTCCATCAATACCTGACTCGGTAATCGAAAACTCGACAGCCTTGCCAATCGGTTTCGTACCATCATGCTCAAGCAACAGCTTCACATTCTTCGGATCAAGTTCAACAAAAGAACCCTCAGCAAAAATCACTTTGCCAGCGGATGTGTTGCCAGGCTTACCAAAAGGCACAATCTGTCCGGCAAGCGTTCGCGATTCTTCATCAGCGGCTTGAATGTCTGCACTAAATGTTAGATGCATCTTCGTTTCCTCTCGGTGCTAAATCTTCAAACTCTCTGGCCTCATCGATGTCGATGATTCCTGACTCAAGTAGTTTGACTGTGACATCGACACGCTCCAAAGCGTTACCTCGAAGAAATCCTTCAAGGCCGAAACGGAACTGAACATCACGAGTTGAAAAATCTGGCATATTAAGTCGGTCCTGCACGCTAACCATGTAAGGCAACAAACTGAAATCGACAAGATTTCTTCGCTCAGATTCAACATTGGAATAGGTCATGCTCGTCATCTCTGCACCAAGATAATATCCAGGCAGATTCATGAGGCGAGCAATCTCACTCGCATGGAACTGGCGACCTTCAACAAGTTGCTGACTGCGTGGATCGAAACCAACGGTTTCTATTTTCATGGATGCATCAAGGTACGCGGTTGCGCGTTCGCGCCTGGCGGCTTTCCACCCAGCCAGCAAATCTTGAATCTTCGCCGAAGGTAATGAAACACCTTCGTTCTTCAGGATAACCTGTGGAGCAGGTTCCTTAGCCGCACGATTAGCGGCATCCTCTAACTCGATGGCAGTCTCAATGGTTTTACCACCACGAGCAAGCACACCATCTTCGAAACTTGGGAAATAGATGACTGAACCGACACCTGAACGAGGCAAATCAGTACCGTCATAGTTGTAACCAACAACCTTATTGTTATGATCAATAATCTCTTGGACAAGGCTTGGGTCTAGCCAACGCAAATGCTGGATTTTGTTATCAGCATACAGCGAAATGATTTGGCAATAAGAACCACCATAGAAAATCATCGAATCGACAACATAAGCCCAAAATGTTGAGGCAGGCCAAGACGGGTCAGGCTGATATTGCAAAGGAATCTCAGGAAGTCGGCGACCATCAAACCTGTTGTAACGGTGAAGTGGCAGTGAACCAATCGTGCCAGCAATCAGGTTCCGGGAACGCATAACCGCTGGAACAGTGACAGCTCTTTGACGGGAAATTCTGGGAACGCTAGTGGACCACCATGTCGGCAAAAATTGGTTTTCGAATGCTGCCCGAACTTGAGGCTCTAGCGTGGGTTGAACATCAGTAGTGCGTATGGCACGAAATGAGTCCAGTAA